CTGACCAGTCCATTTTTCTAATGTGTATGACACAGCTGAGTGGAGCGCACGAATAGCACGCTCATCAAATACACAGCTAATGTGATGCTCTTCCATAGATAATATTATATCTAGTGAGATATAGGAGTAATTTCTAAAATATCACAGGGCATATTGTTAAAAGTAAATGGATGTCGGTCTACAAGCTGCAAATTATTTTTATTTAACATGTGATGAAAGACATTAATAGGTAAAACATTTCTTTTGTCGTATACAGCGTCATCAATAATTACCTCTAAAGAATCGACAGCAACTTCAGAGATGAATAATTTGCTTGAAGGATGCAAGTATTTAGTTATTGACTTATAAAAATCTTGATGAATTTGCCAGTCAATATCTGATGGCCTTAAGTCGTTACGTAAAAAGCCAAAAGGATGAGTTGCTTGAATATTGCAATAATTAGGAGGATTTGCAACTACTAAATCAAAACTATACCTAGGGATACTTTCCATATTGTTGCTACAGAAAGGGGAAATATTATATTGATTGATTTTTTTAGTAGCTTCTACACATGCAACTGAATCAGGATTAATATCACCAGTAACTAAATGCTTGCAGATTTTACGTTCTAGTAATAAACAACCGATCCATGCAGGACCAGCACACCATTCAAATGCTGTTTCATAGGAATGTCCCTGCAGAAGATCAGCAAATATAGGGGCAAGATAAGGGCCACCGCCATTTAAGGATGGCATACTGATAATTTTTTCTAGCCAACTTTCGTATTCCATTAGTGAGTAGCTGCCCAGTTCTCACCATGGTCAGCAGATGCAGCCATTGGGACACGCAGGTTGTAATACTTACCTGCCTCAGGTGCTGCTGCTTCTAACAAGCGTTTCATACGATCAACCTCAGCAGGTACTACAGACATCTGAACTTCATCATGCACGTATGCACAGCGGGTGTAGTCGCGGTCATAGGTAAGACCTGCATCGTCAAGCATCTGCTGTCCGATTACCACCCATCGCTTGGAGATGATTGCTCCGGCAGACTGAAGTAAGAAGTTGGGACTACTGTGCTCAGCACGACAGAATATAGGACGCCCATCAAGGCCCCTAAGGCGACCAGTTGAGCGAACTTTAAGTTTGACTGCATCGATTAATGGCTCCAATCCAGGGATAGCGTCAAGGAATTTGCGTCGCAGCTCTTGACCTAGCTGCTTCTTTTGTGCATCAGATAGTTCTGGATGCAAGATGTGGCCGAGCTTCTGATCGCCCGCCCCATATATGAAACCGTACGTGAGCGATTTCACAGCCGATCTTGAACATCCCACACGGTCTGCGTTCTGCTGGTGAATGTCACCATTGACCACAACTTCAGCGAACGCCCCCGAATCGAAAGCGGCTAGGTAGTGCCCTAACAGTCTCAATTCCAGGCCTTCAAGGTCAGCTCCAACCATCACATGACCAGGGTGTGGAACAAATAGTTCACGCGCCCAAGGTGCAGAAACAACCTGGCCCAAGTTTGGACCCCGGTGAATATTTCTCGATGTTTGTGTTGCTAATAAGCAGCTGTGGTGGATACAGCCGTCGCCCTCAATAGAGTTGAACCAAGAGTTGGTTCCCTCCGACAGCTGACCCAGCCACTTCTGTAGCGTCAACAAACGGATGAACATCTCACACTCGTCATGCAGTTGCTGCTGACCTGTAGACAAAGCAATGTCTCTGACCTCAGAGATAGTTGCTTCATCAACCTTTGGCTTACCAGTCTCAGTGACTTTGGTAAAGCGAGCACCACGGAATGTCTGCAGTGCCCAAGCAATGTTCTGGCGTGACGTGGGATTAAAGTCAGTCAGCCGGGTCATTGGTGCACCAGCTACATAACCTTTCTTTTTATCTGCACGCTTAGGTGTAAACACCTTACCGGGTACATACAAATAGATTGATTTGATCTTGTTAGTAAGGTCATCAAACTCTTGTTGCAAGTCGGTACGTACACGAACTGCTGCGTCTGTATCAAATCTAAAGCCGCTTGCTTCTTGCTGAGCCATAAGCTCGGCCATCCGCATTTCTAAAGCAACGTAATCAGGCATCATCTTTTTTGTCTTGGTTAAATCCAAATGTCAGTTCTTTTTCTTTGGCCGCCCTGTCTGCTCGGTTCTTGTGTCCAAGCTTTGCTACAGACTCCATAACCTTGAGACAGTCCTCTGTAGTAGAACTGTCAGGCATGCGTGTGTGAACAATATTAAATAGCGGAAAGAAAATCTCCGCTGCCTCTGTCATTTCTTCAGAGTTAAGTGGATCTGATTTCTTAGGAATAGTCATTCATTCTCCTTTGCAATAGTTCGTATAGCTTTACTGTTACTTTTGTATCTTGGATGCAATAGTCAAGCATCTCAGGAGTGTAAGTAGACCAGTCATTGCTGGTGTTCTTAGCAAAGTCTCCTTTGAAGCACTTTAATCTATAGCCCCATGCTTCTAGGCTATGTGAGCCGTAGAGCCTTTGTGGCATTCCAATAGGTCTTCTTTCATAATCTCGCTCACTAATGTGAGGATAATACAAGCGAGACAGAGTAAGTGTGTCAAGGTAATTACCTCTTGGCGCAAACTCTGGAAACTGTTCTTTAAGAAGTGGGACATCATATCCGAGAATATTGTGACCGATAAGAACATCAGCTCGTTCAAGGGCTTTTACTCCTTGAATAACAGCACGTTCTGGCTTGTAGTCGAAGACTTCTGCTTCTTCTACGTTACCCATATCGCGAATCACAATACAATGAATTGTGGAACCGACACGGAGTAATCCTGTGCTTTCTATATCAAATAATAGTTCAGTTGTCATAGATGGTTTCTACCGCTGGTTTTTCTGTGGATGGATCTGGATATAATTTTTTATCAATTTTACGGTTGGCATGATTGTTGACTGAGAGTCTGGGATCCTCATCTTCAAAATGAGGTTCAATAGCAATGTCCAGTTCACGTGCTAGCCGTGCTGCCCTACGGAACTCGTCTTTGTAGTAAGGCTCCCAGTCAGATGCAAGTACAACGATCTTTCGAATGCCCATGATGTGCGCCTGAAAGACAGAGGCAGAGAAGGGATATCGCGTTGAGTAGATAGTTGCACCGGTCATAGGATTGCCTCGCTTGCATGCACCAGCAATGGCATAGCAAACAGGATCAATCTCTACCTGAGAGTCAGTAAGCAGCGAGCGTCCATCACCCATGATCTCTCGATCACGCACGATGACACAACCACCAGGGCAGGATGGATGTGTTGAGGCAGCTCCAACTGCTTTAGCAATATCAATGAAATGTTGCTCCTTATTTTTTATATAAGTGGGATCACCTTTGGGTGCTGTCATATCACATTTAAGAGTCGATACTCTTATATTAGGTAGTGAAACATATGATTGCGGATACATGGATTACTTCAAATTCACTAAAGACATGGAAGAATATGATGATTGGAATCGTATGAATGAGAAAGCAAATTGGACACGATTAAGTGAATTAGATGGCAAGCATTCAATCAATGATGCGTGGTTAGATTTTACTTCGACTGATCGTGTACATAGTCCAAGTCATTACACAGCAGGTAAGCAAGAAGTGATTGATGTCATCGAAGACACCATCAAGAATGCACCTGAGGTAACTAAAGGAATGCTTCAAGGACAAGTAATGAAGTACTTGATGCGTCTATGGCTTAAGGACAACCCGCTTGAGGATGCTAAGAAAGCACGTTGGTATCTCGATCGTTTGATTAGCAAGATGAGTTAGCACCTTACAAATTTAAATATCCCGTTTTCGCAAGTGAGAGTTTCATGCTCTTGCTTGTGTTCTAGTAGTTTGTTGATGATATAACCAGAAGCAATAGAAGTGTGCTTGAACTCAACTGTAATGCCTTGATCAAACCCTGGCAACTCTGGGTCATACCAATTTACAGGACGCAAGTATTCCCATGGATCGAGTCCTTGTGACACCCATGCATTTAGTTCTTCCAAGCGTTGCGCAGTCTTAATGATGTGAGCTTCATGCGCAATCTCTATCGGCAGAGACTTAAATTCATTGTTGCTTAGCAGTGCATGCTTCCACATGAGCGTGCCATCTTTGTGAATCAAACGGCATGGATGCACGCGATTGCCAGATGGCATTGTATAGAAAGCATCAGGAGAGATATGTCTACTCATCACACTTCTCCTTTGTGCTCTTCGTAGTGCTCTAAGTCTTTGTACCAGTTATCACCAGCATACTCATTGTATATAACCCTACCAATATCACGGAAGGTGTTATGGAATAAAGTAATCTTATCAATGTCACTGATGGTTGCATCCAAAGGTGGGCCATAGATCAATACGTTCCAGGTTGAAGGGCAAACTGGTTCAAAGCCCTTAGAAGTAGCGCGAAGTTGCTTAATGCGACGAAAAGGAATACAAACAGGATAATCCCATATAACCGGAGTCGCTCTGACGATTTCTGATGCACTAGTAAAAAATACGAAACTGTTTATATGATTGTTGCGATACTCATTAATAGTTTTGTTTAACCACACACGAGTGTTTCGCACTGCACCCTTAGGTGCAACCCAGACATTCCCATGCCAGTGTTCCTGCAGTGGATTCGTTTCCAATGAAGGTATAGACGTTGCGTCTACTAGTACCTGTTGAACAGGATCAGACGTAGGGTCATAGTCAATAGAGCCCATCACTTGACGAGCTCTTTCGATTAACTGAGGTGTTGGGTAAAGAGGTAGTTTTAAACCACTCTCTTTAAGCCTAGCTTGTAAATTCTGCTGCGAGCGCTCGGAAGCCTTCTTGGCTCCCACCTGCTTCGACTGCAAATGTTCTTGTTCCAGCATCACTGATCAAGGTAATTAGTACATTTTTTGACCAGTCATTTTCATCAATCTCTTCCAGCAACTTGCGCAGGAATTCAACTACATCACTATCCTCATTAGCTTCGGCAGTATTAATATCAGCTTCTAAAGAAGTGCCTGACATAAATGTAGTTGAGTCGTTACACAGATTGATTACCAGTGACCCTGCACCTTCTGCAAGTACACCATTTGAGGCAATATTAATTAGATCAGTAAGAATTAGTTCGGCAGTAGCAGCAAGAAACTTTTGCTCTTGCCCCTTCTCGTCACCAAATTTATCTGATTGAATTAATTGTTGAAGTAGATCTGTGCGTCTAGACATAATGTAATGACTCTTTTAATAGGATAAGTAAATTAAAACTCTGACGTGGGATCTTCGTCATCAGTTTGGTGATCTTCAGGCTGCTCAAATAGTCCAGGAGACTCTGGTTTTGTTTGACTTATGTGTCGCCCTTGCAGCATGTCAACCATGACAGCTTCAAAGCGTTCATCAAACATAGAGTTTGGATTGAGTATGAGATCTTCACGTTGATCTAACCCTTCAGCTAAAGCCATTTTTTCTTGCTCTTTCACTGCTTGTTGAATGACATACTCAGCAATTTGCTGCCTTAGTGTGTGAAGTTCACAAGCAAGTTCAAAACTTTCTAGATAGCTATCATGATCTACAAATACCCCAATATTTTGAGGAATAAGATGGAAGGGATTGCAACAATACTTGTTCCCACAAGTAGTTTTAACACCAGTGAATCCAAGATCACCCCATGTAAACCACATCGCAACACGTTGAGGATGGTGCTGCGTCGATGATGAGATGCCATGCCGTCTCCATGCAAATTGTGGTTGCTTAGTTCTTTTATTAATGCATCCATTCCATTCCCAGCATTCATCTGGATCACCCATATCAACTAACGACCAAAACCTGAGTGCTTTAACTCGATTCTTTTTTAGTAACTTAGAGATATCAAAGGACATTCGTCCTTCACGTGCACCGGCTACACAGCGAACACAAGCTTGGTGGCTGTCATAGCGCATGCTGTGGGAAGAGAATCTCCCAAGTGAATGTCCTGAGTAAAGGCAAAGCTCTCCCTCCTCAGCTGTATTAGACATCTGTTTGACACGTCTGCCATAAGCATGACCGCCAACTTTTTTAGAGGGAACAGCTTCGGGCATTAGAAAGATCCTTCAGGTTTTACATATGTTCCACCATGTGCGGGATATTGATTTTCAGTATCTAGCGATTCGAGTTGATTGTTAATCATGTACTCATAACGAGTAGAGTTCTCGTACTTAATTCGAACTAGTTTTGAACTCGGGGTGTAATACTCAGGTCGTCCAACGACCAAAGCATCCATCCCGTTTGTTTGTACACGGACACGCAGCCCAATCTTGATATCAGAAGCAAGCATATTAATACCTTATATATTGTTTAGTTTAATTAGAAGTCGTTCAAAATATGGGATTCATCTAAAGGATCATCCTTTGGACGTTGCCAAATACGAATCGATTTAGATTTACCATTAGCGTCTTTCCTGCTTGTTACCAAACGACGCCACCCCATTGACTGAAGTACATCAGCAACACGGCGTCCTTCACGACGTGACTGGTTGCGAGGGTCAAGCTCCAGTGCATGTGTAAGCACATCGGCTGCAGTGACCTCCTGCTTGATTGAAACGTAAGCTCCAATCTTGTCTAACCAAGGATCTGGATCACCAAACTCTTGGATGTATTCAGAGATTGCAGCAATCTCACCACTGTTGAATTCATATCCAACGCCGCTACGGTAAGCATCTACCGCCGCTGCCCACAGACTATCTCGTTCTAGTTCTAATTGCTTCCAAGGAATCTGAAATCCTCCTGCAATTTCTAACGGAACAAATCGTCTGTTACCTGTACTGTCAACGAGGAATTGATTCCTATTGGTAGTACCAATCATCACAAACCGCCGAGGCAGCTTGGATGGAAGGGATGCGTATGGATAACGGACCTCATCAACTCGACTAGTGATCAGGTTCTTGAAGTTCTCAATGTTTCTGACATTGAAGTAGTTATCAATCTCAGGCAGCTCAAGTAGCCACGCCATGTGAAGGCGGTACTGCTCTTTCATCAGAGTCTCCAAGGGAATGGTGATCTCTGCAAACAGGGCATCAGGTACCAAGTTCCTAGCGAACATGGACTTACCTACGCCTTGAGCACCCACGAGAATGGGTAGCCAGGACATGGATGCACCTGGGTTGTAGGCACGAGCTACGGCACCAATCATCATGCGCTGCATGGCAAGGGTGGCTAGCTGATGCTTGTTACCCAGAAAGACTTCTCCAATGCGGTCCCAATCCTTATGAGGTATTGCATGTGCTGCACATCCATCTAGATATTTAGTGATGGGGCAGTAGCCGTTCTTACCCGCTGCATACTGAATAGCCGACTTGATACGTGGCTCAGGAATGAAGACCCCGTACTCACAAGCAAGCTTGGTAGTCATGATGTCTAGGTCATTACCTTCGAGCTGAACAACTTTCCCGTTGGGGTCGTCATACTCAATGGCATTTGTGAGTCTGTTCTTACGTAGGCCAGTCAAGATAGTCTTGACTTTATCTACGTCAGCTTCACGGTCTTTAGCAGCGTCATCACTGCTCTTCTTAGGTCGGCCACGCTTGGCAACCTTTTTGGAATCCGGTAAGGGTTCCGGTTCGAACTGCATAGTTTCTCCTTTTGCTTGTCGTATAACCTCTTCAAAACTGACTAATGGATCGGTCTCTGTATAACCAACTGCACCACCTGAAGCGCCAAAGCGCATGTCACGTGGAAGCTTACTAGTCCAATTAGGATCTTGCTTCTTTGCAAGCGAGTACAGTTTAGTATGCCCTGCATACTTACCAAGACCTTTCCACTTAAAAGGTCGAATGTTTTCTTCTTTGTGACCATGGTGGCCACGAATCACCCAGTCAACCCAGTCATCAAATAAAACGCCACCTACACCAGCACAGGCTGCCATGACAGGCACGTAGTAAGACTCGTACTCATCGTCATCTGAGGGCCGTAGGAACTCTCGTAAGAGCCACTGACATCTTCTTACGTCAATATCTTCGCAGTCTGAATGTACAAACTCCGCAGGCTCATCGTAATCAATATCAGTCAGTAGGAATGCAGGCACCAATGCACCATCGTTAAGACGATGACGGGTAGCTGTATTGCCATACCAAAGACGCTCAGGCTTTTGTCCACAGTTATCTTTGAGATCATCGAGCTGCAGATCGGCAAGCAAACGGTTAACGATTAACCAGTAAGCACCGCGATGCTGTCTAGATGATTCAAGATCAATTTCCAATGCAAAGATTGCACGGAATCTGTGCTCTTCTTCTGTGTGACTAGCAGAAGTATATGTAGCAAGGCACCACTCTTTAGCAGTCGTGGTTTCCCAAAACTTATCAAGAGTAGTGTCACCATCAAAGTCAATGACAATGATGTTGCTACCAGCTGCGTTATCTGCACGCCTGTGACGATCAATAAAATGAGTGGCGCACCAGCCGTAGCCATGCTCCACCCATCCGAGTAGCCAGTCGATACTGACTAATACGTTTGACCAACCACGAGCAACCAGTTGAGGGTTGCTTTTATTCTGACAGTTCTTGTTGACTGCTACTTTCAGTATCTTTTGCACTCTCCATCTCATGAAATTGTTGGGCTCTCTTCAAAAACTTTGCTTCGAATCTGTCCAGCTGATCGGTATCAATAAAGATACCTTGAGAGGTTTCTGGAGTAGAAACAATAATCAAAGCTACATCACATTTATATCCTGTTCGTTCAGCTAACGCGAGGCGGTAAGCCGCCATTTGCTGAGCGCACTTTTGATATTTCCTAAATCCACCAAAACCTAAGCGATCTCCTTTCTCAGGAAACACAGCAGAGTAAGGAGCGTTACTGGTTTTAAAGTCAGCAATTATCTTTACCCCACCTATCTCTCCGATCAAGTCAGGACAACCTGCGTACAAATGTTCTGTTGACCAGACATATGCAACTTCGCGGTCATCACTTCTGAGGTGATTCCAGTCAGGACGCAGAGGACGTTCCGACCAATGAAGTGTATCAAACCAATCCAGGTATGGTGTGATTCCATTCCAGAAGTCTTGATATTCTTCAGAAACTCCGGGATCTAATCCACGGAGATAATTTTCACAACCAAGGTGAATAGCGGAGCCTCTAGTTGAGGCTGCTTCTAATGCACCAGGGTTGTTCTTCTGCCAGTTACGTAATCCAGCCTTAGCTTTCTCAGTCTCTGTAGCAGACAGGACTGTAGTTACCGATGGCATGTACAGCCCTGAACAAAGGTACTTTCTATAGCCGCTCGGAGTTTGTATCCGATACGGCTTATCAGTAGTCACCCTCTTCTACCTGCTCTTGGAAGTTCTGCGAATACGTTGTGCCTGTATCTGTAACTGTGGTTTGCTCATGAAACATGGCATACAGTTGCCCCACTGCGTTACCTACTGCTTCTGTTACCTGTCCAATTGCTTCGACACGCTGAGTCATAAATGAAACTTCGTTCCTCATATCAGCTACTTCTTGACGCAACGCAATAGTGTGATCCATCAGGGAAGGCACTTTTGCAACAGGCCTTGGTGGTGCTACTGGTCGTTCCGGTGCAACGGGTGCAACTGGTTCAGTAGGAACGGTTGCTTGTGCTCCTGCAATGATCTGAGCAATGCGTGCTTGCATTTCAGGTGGCAAGTTTTCCATATTTGTGTTTGTCATCAGAATTCAGTTTCCTCTTCTACTTTTTTTGTTGCAGTTGTGGTGCCTACATGGGCTCCACGTTTGTCGGTTCCACCAGCAGGTAGACCCTTCTCATCGACCTGTTTGCCATCGAAAGGATCTTTCCCTTCAAAGAAATTAGGAAGCCAAATGGTGTCCTTCTCTTTGTCCCAAGTTGACTTAATTTTATCTGGCACCTTACGGACCTTCGGTAAGATGCTGTATGTAGTTTCCAGACCGGCTCCCTTGCGGCTAATCTTAATTGAAAAATTAGCAAGCCCATCTTCTGTCCAAGTGTAGTCTTCAATTTCTTGAAGAATTTCTGTGAGCTGTTCTCTAAGTGATTTTTGTTCAATGAATAGTACCTCTAAACGACCGCGTGCAGCACTTGTGCCAACCCATGCAAGGAATCGCCGGGGCTTGACATAAGTTCCATCGATCTTTGGTCGATCGGGCTTGGACCAATCGGTCTCTCGTGCGATGTCTTCGGGTTGCCCAGGATGAGTGCGAGTAACAACGTAGCCGTTGAAACGCAAATCACCAGTCTTAGCATCACGGCATTCGGATGCGTACTGCCAACCCACGATTGCGTGACCTGTTTCGTAGCAGCCGAGTAGTCGGAACTCTTCTGACTCCCCGTCTTTAAGGCTGCTTGGTTTCCAGTAAGGTTGTGGTTCTCTTGTTTCAATTTTATCTTGGTTTTTCTCCAGCATTTCTGGAGGTAGGACTTGTAGCGCCATATTGATGTTATTTAGACTCTACAAATATAAGTAAAACAATAGATAAATGTGAGCTATTTTTAATGAGACTCAGAAGATTTTGAGTAGTGTCCATACCATATAACTAAGCTATATCGAGTACCTTCTCTGAGC